CTTGTGTTCCATTTCCACCCCAAATCCAGCCAGACCAATTGACCAGATCCATTTCTTCACCAGCCACCCAAACTGATGAAGACACTGCATTTTTTGGTGATATTGTTGTGATTGCTGGTGATCCTAAATTGATGGTGAATTTGTGTTCTGAATTGTATTGTGCATTCCCAATTCCCCATTCTGTTCCAGTTGCCATGTTTACTGCTGAACCTTCAAAATTGTGGTTCACATAGTTTCTTCCAGCATTTGTGATAGTTACTGCACCCATTCCAGCTGGTGGTGAAATACTGATTCCAGTTCCAGCAACAATTGAAGAAACACCACCAGTTGCAGTTGAATTGATTGTGACATTTCCAGTTCCACCAACTGGTGAAATCGTGACACCAGTTCCAGCAGTTATTTGTGTGACACCACCACCACCACCAGAATTTGCAACCCATTCAAGATTTCCACTAGCATTTTTGATCAGCTTTGTGTCATTTGCAGCAGTTGAAAAGTCTTTTGGATTGTGAATTTGATCGTTTGCAAGATCTTTGTGTAAATTTGACATAATTCTATTTTTTAGTTGTTTTTTTAGTTGTTGATGGTTTGTCAAATTGTGACAAACTGCAATTCTTTGTGCCACATTTGGAAATTCCACATTCATCACTTCATTTGACATACATCTTGAAATGAATTCTGATTTTTTTTCTTCTTTTTTTGGAACTGGTAGTGGCATTTTTTTATTTTAGTATATTATCATTCCATGATTCTTTGTCACACTTGCACTTGTTCCACAAAGTGATGTTGTTCCACCACCATATTCTGGAAAGTCAGATGCGTTTTCATTTAGAAATTCCATCATTGCTTTCAACATGACTTTTGCTTTTCGATATGTATCTTGTTTGAAAACATTCAAATCTGCTGGTGTGACAATGTGTGAAAATTCTGGCATATTGTTGACGATACCACTTGAAGTTGATTGATTTTGTATTTCAAGAATCAATTCAAATCTTGTGAACCATGCAAGTGTCGGTTTGATCCAGTTTTCCATCAAAACAATTTCATCAGCAGTTTCAGTTCCAGCATCAAATGCATCTTTCAAATGAATGTAGAAATCATCACCAAGTGGTTCTTTGATGTGTGCAATTTCAGCCAGAACCCTTTGTTGACCATTCAGCAAAGTAGGATCAGTGTTTTTGTTTGTGAAAGTCAATTGAATCACTTCATTTGCAGTCATGAATGGTGCATCTTGCATGTAGTTGTTTGTCAATGCCATAATACTATTTTTTTATTGTTGTCAAAAATTGATCACCAGAATCAATCGGATCAAATCCCAGCATGATTCTTTGTTCGTTCAATGTTAAAATTGCAGATGGATTGATGTCTGCAAGATATGAAATCGGTGGTTCATATACGATTTCAAGATCGTCTGCATTCAATGGTGTCAGATCATCGATCACTTTTCTGATCTTTTTCAAAACCACACCTTCAACATCTTTGATGATTGTTCCCATAACCATTTCCCATGCAACACGAATTTCATTTCCAGTTGAACCCAGTTTGTTTGATGCCACAATTCCAGACATTGCTGGTTGCCATCGATGTGCAGTGATGATGTTTTGACTGGTAAGTTTTTGCAATTCCATGAATGATCCATCTGCATTGTCATTCAACATTGTGATGTTTGCTGGTTTTGAATCACCATTTTTCACAAGAAACAAGATCTTTGAATTGTTGTTTTTTCCAGTCCATCTTTGTTGTGCATCTTTCACAAGTGCTTCAGCTTCTTCTTCGCCCATGTCACCATTGATTTCAACAATTGCTGATGGCACAAAATTATTTTCGAATTTTGTTTTGTTGTAAGATTGCAACAAATTATCGATTGACAACCAAGAAAGTGAACCGATGAAGTCTGGCATTCCATAATAGTTGAAAGTCGGTTCATAATCTTTGAAATGAATCACCGATGTGTTGTCCCTAAATTGTGGATATAGTGGCAAAATGACTTGATCTTTTTTTGTTGAATTGTAGTTTGCCCAGTCTGCATGAATGTAGACATCTTTCTGGTCTTTTGAAATTCGAACTTTTGATGCATCGATATGATACAAATTGACACCAGTATCATGTTGAACAATTTCAAGATAAGCATTTCCAAAACAATAGTAGTCAAACATCAGTTTTCCATAAACATCACGCAATGATTCACCAGTGTTGAC